CCGTCGACCTTGTCCTGCGCCTGCTGATCGGCCAGGCGGCGCAGCAATTCAGTCGACACGAACTCATGGCCACGCAGGTCGACCTGGTAAACATGCTCGACCGGCTGCTGCGATTGCTGGGCCGACAGGAATGGCTGCGACTGATTCGATGGAGCGTTGGCTGGATTGGATGCCGATGCCACCTGGCCGACAGATCCGACGCCGCCGGATGAGCCGTGCAGCTGAGACAGCAGCCCGGCCACATGGCTCCAGTGCGCCACCTCGGAAACGATGGCGCCGGGTATGCCGCCCATCTCCATGCCTTTTTCCCATGCGGCGATGGCGCCGACTGCGGCCGAGCCCGTGGCGATGCCAAGCTGCACAGCCAGCACGGCAGTCTGGAATTTCTTTCCGCCGATGGCGGCGATGCTGGAAACCGTGCTCCATGCCTGCGATTCGATTTGCGCCTTAGCACTGGCTGCCGACCGCGACTGCTTGAGCATCTTGGCATGATGTTCGGCTGTGAGCTTGTCCATTATCTTCATGCCGCGCTGCTCGCTGACTAGCCCCTGATCGACGGCGTCTGCTACTATCTGGGCGCGGTTGATGTAGCTCATCTGCAGGCGCTCTTCCTCGCTGAGCAGCGATTCATCCAGCTTGGTGTAGCGATCTATCAGCGCTTGATCCACCTGATCCACCGGCTGGCCTGTAATCGGATCGACCGGGGCCGATTCTCCACTACCACCTGATGTCGATGCATTGCGGCCGGCCTCGATAGTGGCGACAAAGGATGCGGCCTTCTCGTCTATGGAGTCCCATGCTTGCTTGGTTGCCACGGAATCATCCAGCAGTTTGCTGATGCTGCTTTTTTCTGTTTCCTCGATCCCTGTTTTTAGCAGCCCGAGCTCGGCGCGCATGCCGGATATATCCTGCCTAGCCTGCGCGTATGGTTGGCCGAGCGTGCCGGGCAATTTTTCCAACTGCGCATAAAGAGCGTCGACGCCGCCTAGAATCGTGTCGATGCCGGTGATGGCGCCGCCGGCCAGCTCGTCGATGCCGACTCGGATTGCATCAGCGATCACGCCGACTTCCGCCAGCCCTTTGGCGAACATGGCTGCTCCCGTCACGCCGATCTCCAGCCCGTTGATCAGCGTGTCCGATGTCGCTTTGGCCAGATCATTGATGGCCGCATCATTGTTGTTTATTTCTTCGAGCAGTTTATGCAGCACATTCTTGGCCGCATTGAATGAGCCCTGGTCGCCAACATTGGCCTTGAACTTGGTGTAATTGTCGCCGAGGTTGGAAAGCATGCCTTCCCATGTCTGGCTGAGGCGATCCATGCCGCCGGCATACTTCTCGTTCCAGATGGCGGACAGGGTGGATTCGATCGACTTGGCATTGTTGTCGGCCACATCGCGGTGTGCCCGGCCTGATACGTCCACCCAGTTATAGTAGATTTTATCGCCGACAACCTTGGCCTTGATGCCGAATTCCTTCAGGCGCTCGTTCTCGCCGGTCATCGCATCGGCCATGGCCTCGACCGCCTGCTGCAGCGGCTTGCCCATGGCGGCGGCGGTGTCTCCGAGCGTTTTCAGCGTGCCGTCGGTCGGGTCGATGCCATAGGCGCGCAAGCTGACGAATGCCTGCGTCACCTGATCCAGTTCATACGGGGTTTTGACGGCGAAATCGGTGATCCACTGCATCGAGGCCTCGGCCTTGGCCGATGAGCCCTCGATGGTTTCCAGCTGGCTCTTGTAGCGCTCGAACATGCCGGACGTTTCCAGCACCGCCCTGCCGACAATGGCGAACGTGCCAGCCATGGCGGCCCCGGCAGCCGTGATGGCCAGCATGGTTGTTTCGCTGGCCTTGCGCGCATCCTTGAATGCCTTCTTGGCAGACTCGGCATCGCCCATGATCAGGATTTTTACTCTTTCATCCATGCCTCAGCCCTTCTCCCGTCGGCTTTCTTTCGCGCTGAAATAGGCAAACCAGCCGTTGAACTCGTTCACGCTCAGCGCATCAACCTCGGCAACCGTCTTGTGCAGCTTCTCGGCAAGGAAAAACCGATCAAACAGATCGTTATCGCTCCTTGCCATCAGGCCAAAAAATCTTTGGCGCTCCAGGTCATGCCGGCAGTCAGGACAAAGCCCGTGATGATCTCGGCATCGGCTTTCATCAGGTCGTCGAAGTCCGCATCGCTCAGCAAATGATTGCCGTCGGCGTCCAGGGCCAGCTCGATAAAGCTCCATGCCTGGAATGCATAAGGACAGCCGGCGGCCTTCGCCTCGATCTTGCCGCGCTGGCCGACCGTGCGCTGGCGGTAATACACCTTGCGGACCGGATCGCCGGCATTCGGACGCAGCAGATCGTTGTAGACGCCATCGATAACATCCGGGGCCCGCAGCACCTTCCCCTTGTCGGCGAGATTCATCACCTGGTTGCCATCCGCATCAAGCACGCCGAACAGGATGGTGTAGACCTTCAGTCCGGTCTTGTCTCCATCGGCATACTTCCTGGCCTTTTTCAGATCATTCAGCGACGGCGGTCGCCGGTAGAATGTCTCGCCGAAGGCCGTGAACGGCAGCAGCGGCCGCTCGGCGCTCCAGTCGCACAGCTTGACGTTGCGCAGCTCGTCGCTGGATAGTGCGCCGAGCGCCTTGAGAAAGTCGGCAGGCTTTGCGCCTTCCTTCGCCTTTTCCTTCGCCATCAGTAGGTGGCCTCGGTCAGGACGCCGCTGAAGCCATACGCACGGGAGATGAACTCACCGGCTGCGGACTTCTTGCCGACGGACGAGATCACCACGGTGCCGGACAAATACGTGCTGCCGACAGTTTCGAGAGAGTCGTCGTTCAGCGTCAGCACGACCGATGCCCCTGGCGTCAGCGTTGCCTGTCCGGTCGCATCGGCCGGATCATAGACAGCATTGAACGTGCCGCTGCCGCCCTTGACGCCCTCGGCGGCATACTCCTCAGCGGTGTCGCCGACCGCGTGCGGCTTGGTGATGACGTTGTCCTTCTCGTCATAGCCCCAGTCCGTGATCTCATTGACAGCATTCGCCCCGGACTTGACGTTGCCGGAATTCCCCTTGACTATACTCATGATTCATCTCCTTGCGCGTTTTTTTTCGTTGCCGCATCGGCGGCTTTCTTTTTCGACTTCTCCGGATCCGGATCGGCAGATGGCTTTTCGTTCGTCCAGCCCCGCGCCAGCATCGTGTTGACACTGTGCTCCTGCACCTCGATCTCGTTTTCTCCGTGGAACATGGTCACGCTCATACAATCACCTCCGGGGCACCGCGAGCGGTGCAGTATTCGGTGGAAAATTCCAGCGTGATCAGGCCATGCGGCTGCGATCCTTCGCCTGATTTTTCCTTTTTGCTCGATACCAGGGTCAGTTCCTTGGCGCCGGCAGGCCTGGCCTTGTCCAGCACGGCCTCAACCTCGGCGGCCGCTGCATCCAGATCATCGTCGAGCGCGGCCGTGGCCTTGATGCGAACCTCAACCAGCAGCAACAGGGCCCGGTTGTAGGTATCGATGCTTATCAGCTCGGCTTGCTCATCGGCATCGATCACATTCAGGCAGGGCAGGTCGCCATCCTCGAAGTTGCGCAGCCGGTTCGCATGAACGTTGGTGCCGGTGGTGGCCAGCCCGGTGACCAGCGTCTTCGTTGCATCGCGCACCTGCGTGCGGGCATGACTCATGGCTTGCCGTCCAGGCTTGCCTTCACATCAGTGCACATCACCCAGCCGGCCAGGCGGATCAGCAGGATGCCGATGCGGATGCGAAGCGTGAAAACTCGTGAAACGACCACCCTGATCACATGCCTGTGCTCCAGGCTGTTGAGCTTTACGGTTCTGGATGCCATATCACACCACCTCCAGCAGCAGCATCGACATGCCGGTGCCGTCCGGCTGCACGCCGACCACGGTGTAGGCCGTGCCGTTCACCGTGATGGCAGATCCGTGCGCCACGCCAGGCACATCGGCGGTGCGGCAGGTGAATACCGGATGCACATCCTCGACACCGTTCACCTCGACGAACTTGTTGTCGAACACGCCGCTGATGGTATCGGCTCCGAACACGGCGGAATCCCAGTCGGCCAGCATGGCCAGGCGATCGGAGGCTGATTCAATGGTCATGGATGACGCCCCTTGTTCAGCTCTCTCTCGATCAGGCGATCGAGTTTCTGGTCAATGCTCTGCAGGCGCTTTTCCATCGCCTGGTTGATT